TGAAATCAAAGTTTCATCACCAGCCATTGCCACGACTGATGCAGCGGATGCGGCAAGAGCGTCGATTTTTACTGTGATTCTGCCCTTATGATTTCTGAGCATGGTGTATATCTGACTTGCGGCGAACACATCGCCTCCCGGACTACAGAGCCAAACTGTCAGATTTCCGGGATGTTTTGAAAGTTCATCCTTAAAAATTTTTGGTGTGATCTCGTAGAGTAGGAAAGTATCGCCTTGCTATGTTTCCATAGCAGGTTTATACAGACCCCTCACCGAACCGTGCTTACCCCTCTCGGAGTACACGGCTCTCCATTGTTATATAAAATAAATTCAACTCATTGATTATGAATTTTGTGGTGACAATTTCTGCATAATACCAGTGTTTTTCGCCTTTTGGCTATCATTGAACGTTCCCAATCGTTTTTACCTTTCAAGTCTTTCACTTTATGAACGTGATGAATTTCATAGTATTCTGCATTTGTGTCCCCACACAGTTCGCAAACCTTTGCTTTTAAGCGTTCTTCAAGTGTGTTTCTTGAATAGCCATATATTACGGCTGCGTTTGAGATATTGTCCGTACCGTCTTTTGAGTCTTTGCAATCAGAATATTTAGCAAAATAACAGCGTTTTTTACCGCTTTTAGTTTCGTATGGGATTCCCCATCCACCTTTTCCGTCTTTAAATTTTGCTATTATCTTGGAAATCTTGGTATTATGCTTTGCCGCCAGTGTTTTCAGACAGCTATATTCCATTAGATAAGCAAAATAACGCAATTGGCAGTAGTTACTTGCTAAATTATAATAATTGCAGATTCCTCTCAGCTCTGAATTGTAGGTTGATATGATTTCAAGGTCTGACATGTGTATCATATAACTGCGGTGAGTAGGAAACAGAGTGCCGTCCTTTTTTTGAAAGATGACACCTTTATCAAACATGAAACGATTGATTTTTTCCTTTAACGGAATTAAAAGTTCAACCTTATTATTCAATGTTCTCAATGAAACTCCGCCATTTTTGCTTTTAATTTGGGCATTTCTTCTTACACTGATGTCGTAACCTAAAAATCTTGCGTGACTGCTGCTGTGAGTAATCAGCGTTTTTTCATCACTGAGTTGCATTTTAAGCACTTCTCTGATGAATTGTGATAGCTTCTTTTTTATTTCCATGCATTCTTCACGGCTTCCATTTACTGATAGAATAAAATCATCAGCATAACGAATATATTGTATTTTTTTGTCTGTCTGTGATTTGCATGGGGTTTTAAGCTGAACACTGCGGACTGCTTTCAGGTTTTTAATCAGCTGTTTTTTTCGCTCATAATCCTGTGGGTCGCACTCTCTGATTGCTTTTCGTGCTTTTTCTGTCTGATATTTTGCTTTTCGGTATTCGGGAGTATACTTTTCTTTGCTCGGTTTATCAAATTCCTCTTTTAGATTTTCTACAAACTTATCCAGTTCATGCAGATAGATATTTGCTAGTATGGGAGAAATGATTCCTCCCTGCGGTGTACCGCTGTATGTTCTGTGATATATCCAGTCTTCAAGATAGCCTGCTTTCAGAAATTGTTGAATAAGCTGTATCTGAATTGTACCCCGAAAAGTGGACACGGAGAAATAGAAAAGTCCAAAATAATGGACATCTCATTTTACAAGAGGTCAAAAAAGTGGACACTCCTTGAAAAGACAGTAAAAAAGTTGTATAATAGAATAAATAACAAGGAGGAACTGATATGTCAAAATGGACTGTACCTGAATTTACGACAGAGGAGCTTCGAGAACTCAGACTAAATCCATATGTAAAAAGTGTAACTTCTAAGATGGTACGTTACACAATAGCATTTAAAGAAGAATTCTGGAGGAGATATCAAGCAGGAGAGAAACCGGTTGATATTATGAAAGCTCTTGGATTTAAGCCAGAAGTTCTCGGTTCCGGAAGAATTAACGGAATAGCAGCTCATATTCGTCAGGATGCAGAATCAGGAAACGGATTTCATGATATTAAGCGACCAGCTAACAAAAAATCAAAACCTGAATCCGAAAACAATAATAACACGCTTCTGAACAAAATGAATAAGATGCAGCATGAGATGGAATATATGAAACAAGAGATGGAATTTATTAAAAAAACTATCTTACTGGAAAGAAAGGCACAGCAGAAGAAATGATTCGTGGAAAGCCTGAAAGAAAATTCGAGTTGATTTATGAGATGTACAGCAGAGAAAATAATCTGCTCAACATAAAATGGCTATGTGAAATAGCCGGTGTGTCACGTTCCGGGTATTATCGCTGGTTAAATGCAGCATCTGCCAGAGCAGCAAAAGAAGAAAAGGAAAGACTTGATTTTGAAGACATTCTTGATGCCTATAATTTCCGTGGTTATCCTAAAGGAGCTCGCAGTATTTATATGACGCTTCTCAATAGAAAAGCTCCTAAAGTACCAAGAAGGATGAATATTAAGAAAATCAGACGATTGATGAAAAAGTACAATTTGTTTTGTCCAATTCGCAAACCAAATCCATACCGGAAAATATTGCGTGATATGTATGCTGGAAAAATAGCTGCAAATGAAGTGAACAGAGAATTTCGTGAACATGGAGCAAGAGCAATTCTACTTACTGATATCACTTATATCAAGCGATGCGATGGTAAATTCACCTATTTGTCAACTATCATAGATGCATATACACATGAGGTGCTTGCCTATGTCCTTAGTGATTCTCTGGAAATTGATTTCGTTTTACTTACCATTCAGCGGCTCGTCGAAAAGCATGGAGACGAATTAAAAACAGATACGCTGATTCACTCAGATCAGGGAAGTCACTACACAAGTTATGCATTTTCTGATATTCTGAAAAGCAATAATCTGAGACAGTCAATGTCACGAAAAGCAAATTGCTGGGATAATGCACCACAGGAAAGTTTCTTCGGTCACATGAAAGACGAAATCGATATCCTCAATTGCTCCACTCACGAAGAAATCTGTGAAGTAGTTGAAGATTGGATTGAATATTACAACAATGAACGATATCAATGGGATTTAGCTAAGCTGTCACCATCAGCCTTTTACAAGTATACCATTACCGGTAAATATCCGATTATCGTATGACGAGCGAAGATTGCAATGCCTGACTACATTCCGCTACGCTCCATTTCATCAGGCATTGCAATCATTTCTAACGATTAGACAATTTTTTACTGTCCTTGATTTGGGGGACACTTCAATCAATCTTGCGTCTTTGATTTTTTTGTTCAGTATTCCTATCAGTACATCATGGTTAATATTGTCAAAACAGCCTTTGATGTCACCCTCTATAAACCATTTTGCACCTGTGAATTTCATACGCAGACTTTTTAAAGCAGTATGACAGCTCCTGTTCGGTCTGAAACCATGAGAACATTCATGAAATATAGGCTCATATACTGCTTCTAAAATCATACGTACAGCTTCCTGTACAAGTTTGTCTGTAAATGTCGGAATACCAAGCGGACGCATTTTATCAGAATTCTTTTTTAGTATATATGTGCGTCTTACAGGTGTTGGGTTAAATTTGCCGTTTTTCAGCTGTTCTGTGATTTTCTGTATTTTTCTTTCACTAAAGCCGTCGGCAGTGTCATCATTTACACCTTTTGTTGATGCACCGTTATTTGCATACAGATTTCTGTATGCTTCAAACCATATATCCTCCCGCAATAAATATCTGAACAGACGTGTAAACACTTCATCTTTATTGTTCAATGAGTTTTTGCTTACTCTCGTCAAAATTTCGGTTGTTGGTTGCATTTCAGCCATTGAGGTTTTCCTCCCTAACTTTCTTCATTTTTGACCATAACAACTGTTTCCCTTCGCCATGCAGACGGTGTTCCCGTCCTCGGACTACTATGGAAACTCCGTACCCTTGGGTCATATTCAGATTCTTAAATCATAGCTTTTCAGCATTGACCTTTAGGGTATCCTCGGTTAGTGTAAATAACTGGTTGCAGATTGTCGGATATGCTTTCGTTTCGTTTGCACAAGTTCTCTTGCACGTCATATGAATATTGAGGCAATAATTTATTGGCGACGATAATAAATTGCATTCATATTTAAGGTATCAGGCAAATTTCCTTAACCATTGGCTAACTGGGACTTGAAACTCACATTCAACAAATACAGTTTTATCCTCTTATCTACTTAGCGTTGCAGTTCAGTCGTTCTTGATTGCCTTTAAGAAACTTACTGCTTTCCCAACGTGCTATGTTCCCGTGTCAGCTTTCGCCTTTCGGTTAGTTGGGTCGCTTACAGAATTACCTATTCTGTGTGTTACCAAATTCACATTTATTTACACCCTGTCCGAGCGCACATCTCCATACCACGTGCTGTCTGAAATAGGACCTTCAAAATACAGCTCTGTTTCTCTAGTATCTTCATTTTTAATAAAGTTCCAGAATTTCTTCATTCTTTTGTTTCCTCGCTTTCATTAGATTTTGCAAATGCGCCTGCATTTTGTAATTTTGTAAACGAACCGTTACAAAGGTATAAGTCGCCCCCTAATTCAGTAGGGATGCGGTTCATATCTTCCAGTTCACGAATATCATTCGCCGACATCCAGCCATTCTGTCTTGCTGTCGCATATCCTTGCATTCGTGAAGCATAATCGCCTCGAAGCAATCCTTCAACGTTGAACTTAATGAAATACTTTCCTTTTTCGCTATCAGAAAGCAGTGACTTTTGCAAACTTTGCTCCCACCGAACAAGCCAAGGGTCAAGAGTGTATTTTACAAATTCAAGGCTTTGCTGTTCGATATTGCTGAATGTTGCGTGTTCAAGGTCACCAATCATATGGAGCGGTACACGGTATAGACGTGCAATTTCTTCTACCTGAAACTTTCTTGTTTCCAAGAACTGAGCTTCATTATTTGGGATAGAAATCGGTTGATATTTCATGCCCTCTTCGAGGACGGCGACCTTATGGGCGTTACCTGAACCGTAGGCATTATGCCATGCTTTGCGGATTTTTGCAGGGTCTTTAATAACTCCTGGATGCTCTAAAATGCCGGAAGGTGATGCACCATTGGCAAAGAAAGTAGATCCGTACTCCTCGCAGGCAAGAGAAATTCCTATCGCATTTTTTGCAAGTGCAATGGGAGAATATCCGACCAATCCATCAAAACCAAGTCCGGGGATATGCAGAATATCTTCAGCTTTCAGAACGATTTCACCTTGGTCTTTCAGATTTGGGTTTGCTTCGTCATATCGACTATAAATGTATATCAGATTATTTCGCTCGTCACGGTCAACTTTAACTTTATCGGGCATCAGTGGATACAATCCCATGACTTCGCCACGTCCATTACGAATTATCTGAGCGTAAGCATTGCCATAAATCAGCAAATGTGACATCAGAGTTTCTCTAAAAACAAAACTCGTCATTTCAGGATTCGGCTGGTCGTGGAGTAAAAAGTAAAGCGAATGCATTGGCACTCGCTCTTTTCCTTTATCGGTGTATTTGTAGACGTGCAGCGGTAATTGTGCTATCGCTTCACTCAGAACCCTCACGCAGGCATACACCACGGTATGCTGCATTGCCGTTCTGTCATTGACTCGTTTTCCGCTGTTTGATCTGCCGAAAAAATAACTGTAGGATGGTGAGTCGTAGCTGTTTGTCGGCTTGTCACGGCTGCGGAAAAGTCCGCTGAAAATACTCATAAAATCAGCTCCTTTCTTGACTTTTCGTATATGAGTGTGGTATAATATGTGAAACTAAATGTAAGGCATCTGCCTTACAAATCAGAATATATAAGGCTGTTAAATCATATAATATAAAACGATTAGGAGAAGAAAGATGTCAATTATCAGAAATTTGCAAATTGATGAAAATGGTTGGTTTTCTAATGGAATATTTAAATCAACTTCACTATTTAACGAAGAAATGGCTGTTTCAATATTTGTTGATGATGGTGCAACAGAAGAAGATGCTATTAAATGTATAGAGCATTATAATGGTTTATTAGAAAAGCCAGAGGTGTGTAAGCAGATTCAGGAAGGTTTAGAAAAATTTTTCCTATATATGTATCATGAGTGGCATGATTTCAGTGACATATATGGCGATATTGCAAAATCTCTGGAGCCAGTTATGGATGGATATAAGGAAGGAAATCAATTGGTTACATATTTATATAAACCCACATTATATGTCTTTCCGCAATTGGAAAATGAAATCGGATATGGTCTTGAATGTGAGTGCCCATGGGAGCCGGAACATCAATGTTTAATTTTGATTCGTAACGATAAAGTTGTCTATGTTGGACCTTCCAAGGGTAATGATCCATGGGGTGACGATGACGATTATTATTGCATATGGAATGATGAATATGAAGACTAAATTGTTCTAGTCAAATACCAGTTTGCAAAGATAATCCTAGTTATAAAACCAGCATCTCCCTCGTATCATAAACCGACTTATCAGAAACACATCCACAGCGAATCGCACGGTCAAGAGCCATAATCAAGGCAACAGCACCGTCAATCTTCTCCGTGGATTTCTCTTTATCCGGCTTGATATTTCCGGCAGGATCACGCTTAATGAAAATGTTGTCAATATTCCAGCGCAGAACCGGATGTCCATTGTGGGCAAGTTTTTGCTCTAAAGTCAGCTTCATAAGCTCCTTGGTAGGTGGCGACATATCTCGATAGCCCTGACCAAACTGCACCAGTGTGAATCCCATATCTTCGAGGTTCTGCGACATCTGCACGGCACCCCAGCGGTCGAATGCAATCTCTTTGATATGAAACTTCTTTCCCAGTTTATCAATGAAATTTTCGATAAAGCCATAATGTACAACATTGCCTTCTGTAGTCTGCAAAAATCCCTGCCGTTCCCATAAATCGTAAGGAACATGGTCACGGCGTACTCGCAGTGGAAGCGTTTCTTCCGGCAGCCAAAAATACGGCAGAACATAATAAAAGTCGTCATCATCAGTAGGTGGAAAAACAAGTACAAATGCCGTAATATCGGTCGTTGATGACAAATCCAATCCACCATAACAGACACGCCCGGCAAGGAAATCTTCGTTAAAGGCAACCTTGCATTTATCCCATTTTTCCATCGGCATCCACCGTACAGCCTGTTTTACCCATTGATTCAGACGAAGCTGACGGAACGCATTTTCTTCACCCGGAGTTTCCTTGGCAGAGTTACACGCAGCCACAACCTTATCCATGCCGATTGTCTTATCAAGACTTGGATTTGCCTTTTTCCAAACTTCCGGGTCAGTCCAGTCCTCACTCTCGTCTGCACCGTAAATGACGGGATAAAAAGTAGGATCGTGCTTTCTGCCTTCGATGATGTCTTTCGCCTTGGAATGCACCTCATAACAGATTGAATTTGTGTCTGTTCATGCGGTTGTGATGAGGAAGTACAGCGGCTGCATTCTCGCATCACCCGAACCCTTTGTCATAACGTCAAAAAGTTTGCGGTTGGGCTGCGTATGCAGTTCGTCAAAAACTACGCTATGAATGTTAAAGCCGTGTTTGCTGTATGCCTCCGCCGAAAGTACCTGATAAAAGCTGTTAGTCGGTGTGTAAACAATACGTTTTTGCGAAGTCAGAATTTTTACCCTCTTGTTCAGGGCAGGACACATTTGCACCATATCGGCGGCAACATCAAAAACAATTGCAGCCTGCTGTCTATCAGCAGCACAGCCGTAAACCTCGGCACGTTCCTCGCCGTCACCGCAAGTGAGAAGAAGTGCCACTGCGGCAGCAAGTTCTGATTTGCCGTTTTTCTTCGGTATCTCGATGTATGCCGTATTGAACTGTCGATAGCCGTTAGGTTTGAGAACGCCGAATAAATCACGGATAATCCGCTCCTGCCAGTCGAGCAGTTCAAACTTTTTTCCTGCCCAAGTACCTTTGGTGTGAGATAGGCACTGAATAAAATTGACGGCATAGTCTGCCGCCGATTTGTTGTATTTTGAATTCTCCGCCATAAAGCGTGTCGGCTTGAATTTTGCCATTGTATTCACCTCCAATACGAAAAAAGACCTGCCAAAAGCAAGCCTTGAATGATTTTTTGAACGCCCCTTGGAGCGTTTTTTTTATTGAGATTGCTCTTCCATTGTAACCATATTACCATAAAAAAGCAAGGATAGCAAGTCATTTTAGAATCATAAACTACACAAAGATAAGCCGAAAAATCGGTGAAAAATATACCGCCGGAGAAAACGAAAATGGCTGTACGAGCAATAGCCCCTTTCAAGGGCTATCGCTGCTTTTGGACGCTGTTCTCAGGCTCTTACAATGTTGAAGTCGTCGATTCTGTAACCGTTCTTTTTGATGTAGCTGCAAAGCCAATCGTCTGCTTTGGCAGGGCTGTCAAACTCTTTGATTACCACCCATTCAATCTTGCCGGGGTTGTAAATGCGGATTCCGTTTTCTACTCTTTCGCTTGCCTTTCCTGTTGCCATTCTTGCCTTAACTTTCCATGTTTTTGCCATTTTCGTTTCCTCCAAAAATTTTTTCCGTAGGGTTTTGTCCCTTTCGGTAATTACATATTACCATACTGTCCGGCACTATGCAAGCGGCTAAATGTACAGAAAAATCGGGAAAAATCAGCCTTGATAATTGTGTGATATACACCATCGGAAAGAACGGAAAGGGGCATTTTTCAGCCCCAATCCGTTACTCATACTCTTTTAAGAGAATCGCAAGCGCCGTTCCGGCTTCGATTGTCTGCGGCGGAATGTCCAGCCCTCTGTCATAGTTATAAACAATTTCGCCCTTCTGCTTTAACATCAGCTTGCTGATTCTACCCTCTTTGATTCCGTAAACGCTGCCCTCGTCAAAAATCTTTGCCCAGTAGTGAACCACTGTGTATTTGCCGTCCTTGTTCGGTACTCCGATTGTTCCTTCTTTCCACATAATGAAAACCTCGCTTTTTCGTAGTTTTCGGAGCGTTCTTCGCTTCCGTTGTGTAGTATATTACCATACTTTCTGAGATACATCAAGCGGCTAAAAGTACAGAATATCGGGAAAAATTAGCTGTCATGATTGTTGGTTATACACATTTGGAAAAACGTTTCGGGGCGGCAATCCGCCCCTGCGTTTTGGTATCTTATACTTCAAGCATTCCATCCTCAGCAAGTTCATCGCAGGTTTCTTCAAGAATCTGCTCCAACTCATCCCAGGAATCACAAATCCAGCGTGGAGTACCGTAGGGAGCGTTTCTCCCATTGCCATATTCGGTAAGGAAAAGGCTTTCGTCCGTCACTACAAGACGTTCTTTGTACTCGAAAATGAATGCTGTACCCTTGAAGTATTCCCAGCAGGTTTTTGCCTTGTCGGAAAATTCGCTCGGCAGTGCAAGTTCAACTGCTGATCTTTCGTTTTCGTGATCGTTCATATCCACCGGTCTGTAGCCTACAATCATGTGCGTGTCGGGTCTCAAAAATTTCATTTGTTTTTCCTCCGTATTTCGTGGCTTTCGGTGCAGTTCTCCGCTTCCGTTGTACACAGTATACCGCATAGTGTGAATGATAGCAAGCGGCTAAATCCAACGAAATATCGAGCAAAAACGGCTATCGTAATTGTGTAGTATATACCTTGCCGCAGCAGCCTCACAGTTGTCCAAGTATGCCGTCGTTCTGAAAAAGGGATAACTTTGCGAGAACAAGAAAAACGGCGAATGTGGGGCAACACAGTGGCTGTACGAGCAAGAATCCCTTTCGGGATTCCGCTCCGCCTTGGCTTTATCTGTCTGATTCACATTCCCATTCAAATTCGCAGTAGGCATCGTATTCGTCATCAAAAAGGGCATCGTCGTCAATGTAATCTGTTTCGTAACTGATGCTGTAGATTTCATCGAAAATCGTACCTTTTTCCGCCGCATCCTCCTTGGCGAGGCCTTCGGCATCCGTTTCGATCCAAGCCTTAAACTCGCTGTTGCTCATGTCTTCGTTCTCGACTTCAAGCTCGTACTCGTAATCGCTGTCCACCCATGTGATAACCGCTTTGCTGATGTACTCACGCTCGTTCCAATCCATTCTTCCTGCCATTGCCCTTACCTTTGCTTCTCTGTAGCTGATCATTGATTTTTCCTCCATTTTACGTTGTTTTCGTGCGGTGTATCTCCGCTGCCGGTGTGTGTATATTACCGTCTTTCAGAGGATAAGTCAACGGATTTCAGAGAAATAAATATAACAATGATCTTGGCTATTTTTCGGGCAAAATTGTGTGTTTTATGATTTCAAAAACAAATCCCACAGCTGCCCACGTGTGCCGCCGTTCTGCGTGTGGGGGAATTTTACAGAGGAATTAAAAACGGTGGACGTGGGCAAACGTGGCGACTGTTTGACGCTTAATCAGCGTGCTTCCGATGAATGATGCTGATGATTTTTTCCTGTTCCTCAGCGGAAACACCAATGGCTTCAAGAGCCTCACGAGTTCCGCAGTCAGGACAAATTTGGATGTTGTCGACTCTTGAAAGGGCAGGTATTTCCGTGTAGCTGCATCCGCACTTTGGGCAGATTCTCGGTTCTCTGATTTCACTTTTCATCTCCCACACCCCTTTCGCTGATGTCAAATGCAAGCCGCAGATACTTCAAATCGAATCCGAAATCACGGTAACCCTGAACGCAGGTTCTGACATAGGAACTGCTCGGAATTCCGAGTGGTCTGTTCTCGTGCATGATGTACACAAAAGCCTTGATTTTTCGATGGTTTACGGTGACTTTCATTTCCGTTTTGTAATAGAAAGTCGGGCAGCCCTCGTAAACATCAAGCCTGCGTTCATCGGTTACTGACACTTCCCAGACAACAACCGGAACTTTAGAATTTTCGGCTTTTTCAATGGTGAGGTAAGAGCCTGTTTTGCTGCCTTTGAACAGCAATTGATAGCCGTGAATCCACGCTGTTCCGACCGGCTTTGCATCGGGGCAGCGGTAACGCATTTGATGAATGTTGAGGTTTGAACCGTAGGCAAGATAGTATTTTTTCATTGTAATCGTTCCTTTCCGAAGGGTGCGGGTATCCGGCGGACACCTCTGCCGAAGGCAGAGGCACCGACCGAGCCGACAGGCTAGACATACCCTTCTACCACCCTAAGCCGCCCGTAGGCGGCGTGGGAAGCAGGAGGCTACCCCTCTGCGTTATGCTCCGTATCTCCAGGCGGCATTGCCTTCCAGATTTCGCATTAAAATTTCTCTTGCCGTTTTGAACTCATCCCCGACAAAACCCAATCGGATGAGCCAAGTTCTCATCAAGAACTTCTTGTTTTCGGAAGTACTCTTCTTTGGGCTTGCAGTTTTCAGTTCCTTTGCCATTTCGGAAAGAGCAAGTGCAAGCTGAATGAAGGTTTTCAATTCACCTGCGTGCAGTCCGTTCTGCCTGCCGTTTTCAGGCTTGTTGAATTGAAAAAGTCGAAATTCAATTGTGCCTTTTGTAAACACGCTGTGCAAATTGAGCTGTGCATATCGGCTGTCGTTGTAGTGCTGATTTCTGCCGTAGTCGCATCCCTGCGAGCCGTACCAGATGTTCGCAAGCTGAGCCATTGTTGTTGGCTTTTTGCTGTTAAGCTGTTCCAAAAATTGTGGATTTACTGTTCGGCAATATCTGTTTATGCGACCTCTGTCGATTTTCAGGCTTTCTATCAGAAGTTCCTCGTGGCTTGCCATAATGTTTGCAAGGTTTCTAAGGCTCTGCGGTGTGTGTCCGTTTGCTCCGATGTGAACATGAACTCCGCATCCGATTTCGTAGGAACTTTTTGCTCCAGCCTTGCGAAGTTTTCTTACAAGTTCCTGCAAGGTTTCGATGTCATCGTAGTGAAGAATCGGTGTTACCAGTTCGCATCTTTCGCTGCTCGGGCCTGCAATGCTGACATCCCTTTGGAATTTCCATTCTCTGCCCTGCGAATCCCAAGCACTCCAAGTTTGGTAACCGTTGCCGACGGCTGTGTCTTCGAAATTGTCTGTTCCGAAGAACTCTGCGGCAATTTTCGCAGCCTTGCTTCTGGTGATGTTGTTCATCTCAATTTCAACCCCAATGGTCTGATTTTTAAGGTTTTCAATCTGGATTCTTGTCTTTTCGTTCATGATGTTTTCCTCCGTTTTTCGGGGCTTTTCGCCCTTTCGTTGTATCACATATTACCGTCTTTCGGAGGATAATGCAAGATGTAAATTAACCGATCTTTTCGCTGTATATCTGCGAAATCTCTGGTGTATTTATACACTTGCTATACTTGATTTTGTATGGTATACTTACATACAATGGAGGAGTGGCTCGCTTATTTTTTGCCCTCAGGATGGTTCAAAATTGCAATGGAATCCACACCCGGAATCACCGCAAGACTGCTGCCGTTCTGCCACTTCACATGGACATTTCCGATGTCGTCAACAAACTGAACTTCGCCGATTGTTCCGACAGGAGGTGCTTGCTCATCATCCATTGAGATAAGCTGCACCGTTGTTCCTGCCGGGTATTTTTGACGGAGCATTGCAAGCTCCTTTTCATTCGGAAACTGCATTGTTTGCACCTCCATTTCTGAACGCTGAACTGCCCGAAAGATTGCGAAGCAGGACTTTTCTTGCTGCCTTGAATTCCGTGCCGATCATACCGATTCGGAGGAGAAAGCACCTGAATGCATACTTTTCATTATCGCTTGTATCAGGCTTATTGTTGATGCGGTTTAGATTTTTTGCAAACTCGCAGAGCATGGAAATGAAAATGCTGTAAGCATCTGCATCGCCGTCTTGTTTCACCGTAAACCAAGGAAAATCCACGGTTTTCTCAGTTTTCAAAATGTTAAGGCTGTCAGTTTTGAATGCAGATTTGAAAAGTCCGCCCTTGTTCTCGATGATGCGTCTGACTCTGTTCAGCGTTCTTTCGCTGAGTGAATCAATGGGCATCTGAACAGTGAGTTTATTGCTTTCGGTATTGGGAATCTGATAACCTCTGCGGTCAAGTTCAGCGAGAAGATGCTGGATTTCTTTTTCGTCAGCATCATCTCCGATAATCAGCGTACCGTCTTTCGTTACAGTATGGCTGCCGATGATGTATGCACAGGTCGGCATATACTGATACTCGGCAGGTTTTCCGATAATTTCACTGACTGCTCTGACCAGATTCTTGCGTTCCTCGCCTGTGAGATTGAATTCGATATTCATGTGATTAACCTCCTGTTTTCACCGCCTCTGCGGCGTTTTCGTAGTCACATATTAACTCGTTCTGCACAGAATAGCAAGTGTGAAATGTCACGAAATATCGGCATAAAATCTGTCATTTTTCTACACGATAACTTTATGTGAATTCGGAAGATAACATAGTATCTGTCCGTTCACAATTTGCTGCTATCGGCAAAAATTGCAAAATTATTATTTGAAATCTATTGATATTTTGCCGATGATGTGGTATAATAGTAAAAAAGATACTTGAGGAGAATTCGTATGAAATATTTATCAGTAGCAGAAATCGCAAAGAAATGGGATATATCAGAAAGAACAGTTCGCCATTATTGTGCAGAAGGTCGCATTCCTGACGCATTTCTCACCGGAAAAACATGGAATATCCCTGAAAATGCCATCCGTCCAAAGCGGAAAAACAGTAAAAGTGATGTGCCTAAAACTTTGCTTGATGTGCTTCGCTTTGAAAAGAAAAGTGCAGTCAAGGGTGGAATCTATCACAAAATCCAAATTGAACTGACATACAATTCAAACCATATTGAGGGCAGTAAGCTGACGCATGACCAGACTCGCTATATTTATGAGACAAATACAATCGGTGTAGATAATGATACCGTAAATGTTGACGATATTGTGGAAACTATGAACCATTTTCGCTGTATTGATATGATCATTGAAAACGCCACACATCAGCTTAGTGAGACGTTCATCAAATCCTTGCATTATACGTTGAAAAACGGAACAAGTGATTCCCGTAAAGATTGGTTCGCTGTTGGCGATTATAAAAAACTTCCGAATGAGGTCGGCGGAAGAGTTACTGCTGCACCGGAAGAAGTTGCCGAAAAGCTCCACAAGTTGCTTGAATCTTATAATGCCGTCAAAGAAAAGAATCTTGAAGAAATCATTGCTTTTCATTATGAATTTGAATCTATACACCCTTTTCAAGACGGAAACGGACGTGTAGGCAGATTGATTTTATTCAAGGAATGCCTTAGAAATCAAATCACACCGTTTATCATTGATGAAAAGCACAAGCTGTTTTATTATCGTGGACTTCATGAATGGAAAGACCAGAAAGGATATTTGCTTGACACCTGTCTTTCTGCACAAGATACATTCAAGGCTTATCTGGATTATTTCAGAATTCCTTATTCTGACTGATGTTTCATGTGTGCTTCAGCATACTTTTTTATTTAATGTTACTACGTTCACAAATTGCTCCAGAGGCTGCCGAATATGGCAGCTTTATTTTTTAGGCTTGTAGAGAAATACTCTGATCGGAACGCCCTGCTTTTTGCAGTTATCAATGACATATTTCGTGCCACGTGATGTTCCGTCCCAGAATGCAAGCACCAGATCGGCATAAGCGATGATCTCAAGATTCCGTTTCAGCGGAGCTCCTCTTCCGTAGTGGTTGTAGTCTGGAAGAAATTCCGTCAGCTTGATGTTATGTGTAAGAGCGTACTCTCTTGCACAAGTGTCAATGCCTCTCGCACCGCCGCTGACGATTTCCGTAACATTCTCCGGCAGAAAATTTTCCAGGTCAATAACGCCAAGATTCCTTGAGCCAATAATTGCAATTTTCATGTTAATCTGTCCTTTTCTGAAATTTTATAGATACACCATATATCTATACACAACATTATACCACAGAGTAGCTGTAAAATAAACATATAATATATTCAGAAAAGGAGAGTTTTTTATGGCTACGAAAAGTGTATCAATTAGATTTGAAGAGGAAATGCTGAAGAAAATCGGATATATTGCGGATTATGAGGGACGTTCTGTCAACAGTGAAGTGCTGTGTCTTGTCCGTGACCGCATTCTTGCATTCGAACGGGAAAACGGAAAAATCGAGGGAACGATCAGCCCTGATTTGAATGTCAAGCCGTCACGCAGAGATTAATCATCTGCCTTAATATCGGTTCGTTCACAATTTTCTTCCCGATTGGCATAATAAGCGATTCCAGCAAGCACAAACCACACCACCGGAAGTGACACCCCATTTCCCCAAAGGTGGTATTCGGCAGAATCGCTGTGCGGATTTTTGAGAAATTTCTCCACGGCTTTCCGTGTTTTCGGCTTGCTGTCTGGATTTACCGCCAGTCGATACGTTTCAAAAATCTGCATCCATTCATCTATCTCGGATTCAGTAGGACTGGTATTTTCCAGTCCTTTACACCACCAAGAAGGAAAGCCTTGTAATTTTGCACATTCAGATGGAGTAAGACGCCTTATAATATACTCGGTTTCTGAACTGTTGCCGCTGACAGTCGGAGGATCTTTGTAATCCGATGCAACGAGAGTTCCGGCTTTTTCCTCTTCAGCAACGGTGTGGTAGGAACTTTTGCTTGTGGAATACACAGGTTCAGCGACAGCACCCGGACCTTTTGCAACCATAGTGGGTTGCGACTCCTTCTCAATCTGAAAATTGAACATTGCGTTATATCCCTGATTGAACGCAGGTCTGCCGATACCATATGCAACTGCATGATTTTCTGTGCAGTTAAGACAGTACATGGTATCGGATTCTTTGTACCCGTCGCCATGATGAGAAGGCCTGCTGCCGTTGCCCTCTATGACTACCATGCCTCCCTGATTTTTACAAGGTGACTGGTTACTGGTATCAATTGTTCTTGCTGTATCAGCTTCATAAAATCCGCTGTTGGGATTATCTGACATCATGGAATTGCTGTGTTTAGAGCAGATTCCGTAAGCCTTTGGAACGAAAAGCGTTTGATCATTATTGCAGGAGAGCGTTGCGGATTTATCTTCCTGTATTAACGCTCCACGACCGCCGTTTCCATGTCCGCAACGAATTTTCATGGTTTTGGGAGTGTCCAGCAAAAGCGGAACATTTCCTCCACCTGTTCCGCAACGGCTTGTGAGCGTCTGACAAGTATCTTCATCTGCGATTTTCAGACGGCTGTCGGCAGAATGGTTTTCAAGAGCAATTGCCGCCGGAACAACACCTGCACGAAGTGTTGGGGAAGTTTCTTCTTCGTAGCCGATACCACGTGCTTTTGCGGAATGTTCCGTACAGAAGCCTGCGGATTCCATTACACAAGGCGGATGATGTGCCTCTGCTCTCAAGGTGGAAGTCTTATCCGTCAGGATGTCGATTCGTTCTCCGCCTTGGTCGCACATACAGACTGTGCCTGTCCTTCCAGAGCCGTTTTCAGTACCTTCGGCAGCTCTTTGCCACGAATGGAAGCTCTGCGGAGAATACCCAGACAAGCCTTCGGACTCAAATAATACTTTTGCGGCACACCGACCTCTAAAATCTGCGACAGCAAACAAACGTCTGCGTCTCTGAGCGACTCCGAAGTATTGAGAGTCGAGCAAACGCCACGCAACGGAGTAATCGTTTCCCATGATATATCCTGCTTTTGTCCATTTTGCAGGTTTAGGAACAGATGCGGATTCATCTTTAATCCGGCAGAATTCTTCGAGGACACGGCGAAAATCTTCTCCTCCGTTGGAGGATTGACATCCCGGTACATTTTCCCACACTGCGAATCTTGGATATTTGCCATCGGTTGCACACCTCATTTCCTTAATAATTCTGATAGCCTGAAAGAAAAGATTAGAGCGTGAACCTTCCAGACCGGAACGTTTTCCAGCAATGCTCATGTCCTGGCTAACAAGGGCTGCCGAAGGTTATAATATCGACAGCCCCAAGGTCACCTCCTTTTATTTTTGAGACATCTCCCACGTGTTTCATCATGGGCAGACGCTTTTTTGTAACAGCAATCGGGAACGGTTCGATTTCTGATGCAAACTTCGGCGTAATTCCGCAGAGAAGTCCTGCAAGAGGAAAGCCTCCTGAACCGTCAAAAAGGCTACCGAGTGTCAGTGTTTTATTCATTAGTCACCTCCAGATTACTTCCTGCTTTATCGCATGACAAAAGAAACGCTCTGCATACTGATAATTCTGCAAAGCGTTTACATTTCTCTATAACTTTATTTCGTATCCATATTGGTGCGGCAGGAACATCGTTATATCTTCCATATTCGCTAAACATACACTCCATACCAACATTTCTTGCCTGAACTGCCTCTTGAAATGTATCGTAGTATCCAAGATGAATATCCAGCTGACTGATTTTGATTCTTGCACGATATTTCTTTCTGGGTGGATAATAACTTACTCCGCTTACACCAGGTGTGTAATTCATATTGCCGATATCACTCACGTCCTCTCTGAGTGTCATTCACATTGCTGTCTTGAATATTCAGTTCGTTCACTGAAAACTCATGTACTTCTGAACAAGGGTACTTTACTCCGTTGCGCAGAACATACACACCATCAGCTGAACCAACAGCAGCAATGTATCTTCTGATGATTGCTGATGCATATTTGGGATCAAGTTCCTGCGTGTAACAGATTCTGTTGGTCTGTTCTGATGCAATGAGTGTAGAGCCGCTGCCGCCGAAAAGATCGAGAATGATTCCGTTTTCCTGTGAGGACATACGAATCGGATATGCAATCAGTGGAAGAGTTTTCATTGTAGGATGCAGCTTTGACTTTTTCGGTCTGTCAAATTCCCATACAGTAGTCTGCTTGCGGTCACCGTAGAATTTGTGCTTTGCAGTATCCTTGAAAGCGTAAATTACTGGTTCGTGCCGCATTTGGAAATCCATTCTGCCGATAACAAGTGTATCTTTTACCCAGATACAAGTTGTAGAATAGTGGAATCCTGCATTAACAGTTGCATTATAAAAATTACATTTTTCTGCGTCTGAATGGAAACAGTAAAATGCTCCGCCGTCTGCGAGAGATGTATATGCGTTTTTGAACGCATCCAAGAGGAACTGATAGAACTTTTCACTGTCAGACCATTTGTCATTCATAATTGTCATACCTGTACCGCCGGAATATGCACAATTATACGGAGGATCTGTAATACAGGCATTCGCTTTCTGACCGTCCATCAGCAAGGCAACTTCATCAGGTTTGGTGGAATCACCGCAGCGAAGTCTGTGTCTGCCGAGAAGCCAGATGTCACCATTTTCAACAAATGGTTCAAACTCTGCTGCCTTATCTACATCAAAATCATCATCCTTTACATCTTCATCCGATGCAAATAAGTCCGCAAGTTCTTTTTCATCGAATCCGGTAAGACCTAAATCAAAACCGAGATTCTTGAGTTCCTCCATTTCAACGGCAAGAAGTTCATCATCCCAGCCAGCATCAAGAGCCATGCGATTATCGGCGAGAATATATGCTTTCTTCTGAGCTTCGGTAAGGTGGTCGACAAATACACAAGGAACTTCTGCAATACCTTCTTCTTTTGCAGCGGTCACACGTCCGTGACCTGCAATAATGTTAAAATCCTTATCGATGATAACAGGGTTGACAAATCCAAACTCACGCAGGGAAGAACGCAATTTCAGAATCTGCTCCTTGCTGTGGGTACGAGCGTTGTTCGCATATGGCACAAGCTTGTCAATATTCACAAGTTGAAATTCAGTCGTTGTTTTCATTACCCAGCCCTCCTATGTAAGATTTTCTGTAGTCCCTTTCGGGCATCCATGACATGACCTTTAACCGCCTGTCCCTTGAGCGTTCTGTACTGTTGTTTGGAGAGATGCTGGCGGCTGTTCTTTAAGTCACGCCAGAATTGTATATCTGTATTTGATTTCATAAATACATCCTTTCTGTTACTTGCCCCTTGAACGGAGCAGCATTTCCATCATATCCATTTCGCCGGTGAGCGTTACTTCCTCGGAGCAGTTCTCACGAACTATCTGATAAATCTGAGACCATATCTGCTGCGCCTGCTTCATAAAACTCTGACTCATAGCAACGAAAGGACTTTGTATCGGTGAAGTAGGGCAGGTGGGATGTTTGCCAAGAAGTCCATAGGAACTGATAGCCTCTTCACACTGCATCCAACGTGCCACGCTCATTGAATATTGCTCGATCATTGCAGGGGATACAAGGCGTTCGCAATTGAAGCCTTTCAGCCAGAGCCATGTATCTTCATAGATTTTATCAGCACCAAGCGGCTTACCATTTTTCTGTCTTGCAGAAAGTATTTCACTTGGCTTCGGCATATCTTCGCCCACAAGATTAGAAATATCGTCGGGGACTTTAATCTGAGTTAAAGCTCTGCCGCCTGGATTTCCTGCAGCAATTTTTTCTGAAAGAGCTTTTTTTGGTCGCCCTGCACCAGGTCTTGCACCGCCTCTGTTTGTGCCGTCTCTCGCCATAGTATCACCTCCTGAAAAATTCAATTAAAAATCAATCGAGCATAAAAAAGACCTGACTTTAAAGTCAGGAAAATAACGCAATTTCGTATTTCTTTGATTTTGGGCATATACCATCTTAGATTATGCTTGTTTTCTGCGTAAGAGGGAGCGCCGGTCTTTTCATGAATCCTCTGTAGAGATTCTTATACCCCAGGGGGCTGTACTTCATTCTGCTAAAGTCAATAGTGATATTCCGGTCTGCTGTCCTCGCTTCCGGTTTTCTTATCGTGACAGGGCTTACAAAGTGCCTGCCAGTTAGATTCACTCCACATCAATATTTTATCACCTCGATGAGGGATGACATGATCGACTACCGTTGCAGGAACATACCTACCTTCAGCCATACACTTCACACAAAGTGGGTGCTTGTGAAGATAAGTTTTACTGATTCTCTGCCACTTGCTCCCATAACCACGCTTAGCAGACGACGGTCTATCAGGGTGGAGAAGCTTGTGTTCCTCACAGTAATTGCCCTCTGTCAGATTTGGACAGCTGGGATGTTTGCATGGTTTCTTACTCTTCCTCGGCATAGCAGTCACAATCCTCGCAAAAATCAGTCACTTCAACATGAATCTTTTTCAGGGCCTTGTGGTGCTGTTCTTTAACCCATTCAACAGTATCATTCAGTTCATCAGCAATAGCAGCCCATGTTGCAGCGTAAAAATAACGCAAACGAAGAATCTCACGCTGATCGGCGTTATTGTTAGCCATGATAATCTCTTCAAGATTACGCTTCATGCGGATAGAATCAATCAAGTCATTCCAGGCAGATTCGACGATTTCATGCACTTCATCTTCATCAATTTCCATCGCCATAGACTTCCAGTCATGATAAATCACCATCTGCTCTCTGATACGGCTGTTCAGACCGATGCCGTTTCTTAAAACTTTCTTTGCAAGCATAATGCTCCTCCTTGGGGTATAAAATTAGCCTTTGCGGATTTCTCTGCAAAGGCTGTTTCTCTTTATTCTGTTTTCCTACTTTACAGTATATCACATATGCAGTGTATTATCAAGTATTATGGTGTATCATCGAGTATCAACTTTTTCACGGCAATGCTATGTAATCTCTTGGTATGAGATTCACTGTAGCCGATTTCATCAGCAATTGTCTTCCAGTTTTTGAATTCAATATAGCGTTTGTAAAGCAAATCTCGGTCATCGGGACTGTCAAGAGATATAAGTGCCACCTGAAATCTATTCTTCAAATTTTCCAGTTCAGCAAGTGCGATATCAGCTTCATGATCAAGATCAATCGCTTTTTCAATTTTTTCGGTTTTTTGATGAGGATTGAGAATGGTATTTTTAGGCATATCACTGTATGAGGGAGAATCAGGCAAACTTTCTGTTATCCTGATTTTATTTGCCTCACGTCTTTTTCTTTTGATTCGGCGTAATAAAACGTTAGCCTTATTCATATATTCCGATGCCGTCATATCACCATCTCCTCCAGCACAGCCTTTACCTCATTAACAGACCTGACAACCACAGCTTTTCCACCGCATTTCTGTATTTTGTTGATAACTGAATCCTGCAAAGCCGTAGTTTTACCTTTTTCTGTCTTGACCTCAAAAGCCACAAATTTTCCACAGTAACAGCAAATGATATCGGGAATACCTGCCGTTCCATACATACCGCCATGCTCCTTCCAGCAGAAGCAATCCGGCACGGTTTTCAGGTATTTCAAAATTACCCTTACAATATCCGATTCTTTCAATCTTTTTCACCTCTTACTCTTTTACTGATTTTACAAGTAAATTACTATTATAATCATAAAAAACGAGAAAATAGATATATGTATATAATAGTAAATATATAAGGAATTACAAAAATCTCACGTAAAGCCGGTAAATGCCGTCAGAAAGCAACGCAGACTTCTCCGTGGCAATATTACGTCATTTTAAAATCTCCGCAAAACGAATCCCTCTCCATGTACGGCGTTTTCCGAGTCTGTCTGTAGCTCTCACAACAGTCGGAAAATTGGCTTCCAGTTCGTTGTTGAAGTTCTGCTGGCTGAACGGCGTAAGTCCACAGCTGTCACAATACGATTTGTAGCGTTCAAAAAATTCTGCTCTGCCAACTTCTGCATCCATTTTCAGCTCGCAGCAATCCCTTACAAAAGCAAGCACACTGTTGCTGTCCTCACGGTATTTCTGGAGTTCTTCACGGTTTGCCTGCGTTTCAGAAAACTGAAAATGATTATTCATCAGACGATGCAAACCTTCCAAAGCAAACAGAAATATACCGTCCGCTTCACATCGAAACTTTTCTAAAAGTTCAGGGTCACGCTTTTCCTCCGGTACGGAATGATTAAAACGCACAATAATGAGCCTTCGGTAAAATCCCTCTGATTTATCGCCATAGTTCTTCGGAATACTATTGCAGGAAAACAGCAGTCTTGCATAAGGCTGAAAGGAAAACGGATTCTTGTTTTTCTTCTCAACCGTCAAATAATCCTCACCTACAAGAGCCTTGAAAATACCATTATCCTCGATGCCTTTTGTGGGCAGTTCCGCACAGATATTCGCCCATTTTCCGAAAAGCTCAGCTGTCTTGAAACGATCACTGAGCGCCTGCCATGCCACATTGGACACATTCTCTTTTCCAAGCAGCAGTTCATTCAGCACACGCAGAAGTACAGATTTTCCTGCACCGCCTTTTCCTACAATGATAAAACATTTTTGTGCGTGATTTACCGGAATCAGAAAGTATCCCAGCATTTCCTGAATAAGCGCTATCTGGTCATCTTCCAGCGATTCATGCAGAAACTTCATAAATCTCGGACACTTTGCACCGGGAGTATATCGGACGTTTAATTGTACCGTTGACAGATATTTTGATGTATGCTCGGAGAGTACACTGTCAAGTACATTGTAAAGTCCGTTCTGCACATTGATAATATACGGATTGGGATTAAGCTCCCTGATATCCTTCTGCACCTGCATTTTCCACTGACCTTCGGTATCATTTATTTGAGAAAGCTTTGTGTATCTCGTCAGCATTTTTTCACGCACCATATTTCTTGCGGTAAGTTCCGTAATACTATGAAATACACCGTTTTCATAACAGTAATACTGCTCCGCCGCATAAAAGACAGGTGCATTCTGCGTCATATATTCTGCAAGAACACCGGGCAGGAACTTTGCTCCACGTTCCGTCATTTCGTACCAATCGGGAATATCCATACCAGACTGATGCTTTTTTGTTTCCGACTTGCTCAGAAATGTTTTGTAAAGTTCCTTTTGCAGTGAAAGCAGAGGTTTGATATCCGCATTTTTGAAGCCGAAATACTGCTTCAAATCGTAATTTATGATAGATTCGGCAGTTACACAGTCCACGTTGTAAAGATAATCAGATACAAAAATTCGTGCTGTTTGCAAGTCCTCCACAACCGCATTTTGAATCTCCTGCTGACGTAAAATAATACGAATTCCATTTATTGTAAGAGGCTGAAAACACAGTGCCGCAGGAGATTTGCATTTGCACTTTCCGTCTTTTAATTTTGGACACTGATAGCCTTTTTCGGCAATTGTGCGGCAGGTCATTGGTTTTGTACCGCTGCTGAGAAAATGCTGTATCTTCTTTTGTGTTTCATCAAAAGAATAGTTCGGATACAATTTGGAATATTGATGTATGACCTCTGCACCGCCGTCAAATACGCTTAAATTTGAGATCATCGCATACCAGTCATGCTCCGGCAGTGATGCTGCGTTGTCACGACAGTACTTGATAAAATCGCACTCTGCTTCTACAATGCGAATACCTTTTTGTTCGCCATGAAGTTCTTCCTTCGGAGATTCTGTTTCCACATTGGGCAGAGCTTCCGCAAGCTGTTCCTGCATATATCTACGTTCCGGATGAAATGAAATACATTCCACCAGAACAGGTTCTTTTTTGCAGTGATAAAATCCTGGCAAACGCATGACACGGCTCTCGTTAACGCAGGCAGGATCACCGCCGAAATGCTGTACCAGTGCTTTCTGAATCGGACGAAACTGTGCTACTTTTGCGTCCTTGACAAACCAGTATGTATGCAGAGATTTTCTTGTCCTGATAATCATAGACGGCGACAGCGGAAACGCATCAATGAGTGCCTGCTGTTCCTCGAAAGATTTATCGTCCATTTCCACAAACTGTGCATTGATGCGAGTGATACTGTCATCGGTCTGACCACCAGAGTTCACCACGAAAAAGATACCACGATTTTTCTTGTTATGCTCCCGCAAAGTAGATTCCACAGCAAAGAATTTTCCAGCTTCTACGGACAGCTTTGCACCCGTGAAAATGCCTTCCTTTCTATCATCAAAAACACGCAAATTCACCGTATCATCGGGATTGAACATGACATTTATGACATCCTGTGCCGATATATTCATAAGACTTCCTCCATTTTTTCCGTGAAATAACGAATCGGCATATGCCTGCGTTTCGCCCACTTTATCTCCTGTGCCATGCCTTTGGAAATGCTGCTTCCGAACACCCATAATTCCACGCATTTGGTCAGCATCACATAATTCATGAACATTGCCGTCTGCCGTTCTTCTCCAAGCGTATCGTCCATAAACTGCGGAAAAAGCAGATGCGGTGCAAAAGGAATACTGTGATGCATGACCGCAAATCGGCTGTATCTCCGTACATTTTCAATGTTAAGATTTGTATTTCCACGATAGGGTGAACAGATATATACCAGAGGACGAAATGCGGCTAAACGGCGTGCTTTTCGCTCCTCGCTCTCGATTCTTTTCATTGCTTCAAATTCGGTTGGGGAATAATATCCTTCACTGTTGTGTGTCGATGCCAAACTCATCCCTCCAGTTCCTCTAAATTACCGAAACTCTCTCCGGCAGATGCCTCCGCCACAAGCGGCAGGTCAAACTCAGAAAACGGCTGTTTTTCCATACATTTACGGATAAACTCCACTGCTTCAGAAAGTCGTTCTTTTGGAATAATAAATGTCAGTTCATCGTGAATTTGCAAAATCGGTTTCAGCCAAGGGCGTGACGGCAGTTCTTCTAAAATGCGAACGATGGCAAGCTTCAGAATATCCGCAGCCGTTCCCTGAATCGGCGTATTCAATGCACAGCGTTCTGCAAATGACTTTAGTCCCCAGTTATCACTGCGAATATTCGGTAAATATCTGCGTCTGCCGAGCCATGTTTCGATATACATTTTTCCTGCGGCATCTCGCTTTGTTTCTTCTTGCCAAGTGGTCAGTGCAGGATATCCGGCTTTCAGATTTGCGATGATTTCAGAGCATTCATCAACCGATTTTTCCACGCTTGCCTTGAATTTCAGCGTACTTTGCAGACCTTTCGGAAACAGTCCGTAAAATGTTCCGAAGTTTACGTTTTTGGCGATAGTACGCTGTTCCTTGTATTCCTTGCGATGCTTGTCCTGTGCTTCTTCGTAGGTACAGCCGAAGATAACAGACGTAGTCGCAGCATGAATATCACCGCTGTTTTTATAGGTTTCCATCATGGTTCTGTCACGGCAGTAGAATGCTCCCACACGCAGTTCAATCTGCGAAAAATCAAGTGAAAGGATAAAATGATTTTCAGGCGCTTTAATAAAATTACGCACTCCGATGGGATCGTTGCTTTTTCTTGGGCAGTTTCCGGTGACTGCTGTCTGTCCATTTCTCCGGACTACAATAAATCCGCTTGAAACAGAAACACAATATACCATGCCATGATAAGAAATCAATTCTTTTTCAATATTTGCTGTGCCGCTGTAATTTCTGTGCGTGACATCTATCTGATAGTTTACTTTTGCATTCGGATTACCATTCTGATATTCACGAAGATGCGCCCTTGTATCTGTTAATGTATAAAGAATCTGCATCCAGTCGGCATTTTCCTTGACAGAACTGGAATACATATTCTGAATCGTGAAACATCCGTCCCAGTGTGGCAGTTCCTCCAAAATGCGGAGAACAGTATCTCTGTCACATTCAAGAATCCATGCACCCCATTTTTTCTCTTCTGTAAGAATATGCATAATTTCTGACGCCAGTGCACCTTTCGCAATACGGATTCTAACTTGTCCGTTACTGGGTTTAACACCTTCGGTATAAACAGTATTCATGGCATCAAGTGCATTTTTTAATCTGCGGTATTTTCTTGCTTTAGTAAACCAGAAATCAATTCCTCCATCGTGATAATATCCGTCTGCCTGCGTTGCTGCAAGCAATATCACCATTTCGGAGCTGATATGTCTGCTGCCAAATGCATAATTTCCAGCATGGAGCTGCCATGCATCTTCCGGATAATTTTCAGCAGACACAACAGAATACTTTTTAGTTTTACGATTCTGTATCAGACATCTGTGGTCTGGTGTCATCATCAAGTCAATGTGCTGATTTTTCAGCTTCACCATATTTCCATTATACTGCCGGCTGATGTAATCCAGCGGTTTTACAAATGTAATTATTCCATTTTCCCATTGTGCAACTTCGTCTGTATCCTGCAATTCACAAAATAGTACAAAACCACGTTTTGTAAGAATTTCAGTTTTATCATCAAAACAATTCTGTAAGTTCGGATTTCTGCAATTCATACGTCCTGTTTCAGTTGAAAGTGCAAAGAAATCCGGATGAATCCTGCCAGTTTCAGAATTGATGCATTTCAGATAGCCGTCAATGTATGTGGACTTGATTTTTCCCCATTTACGATATTCCTGCACCAATGCAAACAATGGGGAAAGCTCAGGACGATGTGTATCGCACCATTCTTTCAACATGATCATTGAAGCATCGTCAGCCGCTTCTTTATTTGACGCAGTAACTTTCATAACAGGAAGCTTCAAGGTCTGATAGAGATAATCCTTGAACGCTTTTGTACTACAATTTGCACCGATTTCAACGTCACCGATAAGCATGGTTATCTCGTTTTTGATACGCTGAATCTGATTTTCTGCTTCCTGTTGACGTGACTTCATCAAATCCTTATCAACCGGTACACCATTGTGCTTCATAATGCCAAGATATACTGCTGTAGGCGATTCTATCTGCTCCACAATATACCGATGTTTCGGCAGAAATCGGTCAAACCAGTTATTAAAGATATGATACAGCTGAAGTGCAAAATCAGAGTCTGCACAGCCGTAACGCACCGTTTCAGCATCCTGAGCATCCAATTCATCAAAATGCCTGCCGTTTGTGACATCTGAAAATGTACGCAGAGGTTCATGGCAGATTTCCGTTGCAAGTTTTTTCAGACCGCTGTCAGCAAGTTTGCGAAATTCATAATTGCTTTTCAAGGTCATCTGTGCAGCACAAATCGTATCGTAAACAGGCGGTTGAATCATGATATTTTGATGATAAGATACAGCAGATTCAAAGGCGATATTGTGTGCAATTTTGGTGATGTTTTTATTCGTGAGAAAACTGTTCAGAAATCCCAAAAACAACGTATTATCAATGTTTTCTCCGATTTTATGAGCAACAGGGACATAGATCCCTGTATGCTCTTTCACGGAAAAACTGCACCCTGCAATATGGCTTTTATGCGGATCAAGAGCAGCTTTTTCTTCCGTGCGGTAAGGTTCGTCTGGTGCGGTTTCATAGTCAAAAGCGACAACCGTCGCATTGCCTACGTACTCACGAATTTCCTGCACCGAAGTGACGCATCTGTAATTTTTCATAACATTCTCCTCAATTCAGCGGCTCGATGATCTCTCCGGTTTCGGGGTCAACATTTAACGCGTCCTCCGCATCATAGCCAACATTTCTGCTGAGAGCCTTGACCTGTTCCGTCATAGCAGAGATCAGCTGATATTCCTCCGGCGACAAGGCACGTTCCACAGAAAACTGTGCCTGACTGTAATTGATACCCGTGTTGCTCGACGCTTTCTTCAGAGTAAACTTAGTCACCACAGCATTGGAATTTTTATACTTTGGAATTACACGCATCAGATAACGTGTAAACGCTTTCAGCGAACCTGTCGGCAAAGACAAGATCATCGGAAAAATCTCACCTTCACGAAGCAGATACAGACGGCGGCGGTTCTTGCAGGCTTTCGCACCGTTCTTTCCTGAGCCGTACTGATTCAGTGGGCAAGCATCGCAGTTTCCGCCGGGAGTACCTTCGCCGTTATGACCATCAAAACTGCCGCAGTCGGGAGGATTCGAGCCGCCCTGATACTCGCTTTTGTAGTAAGCATTCAGAGAGTGCTGATAGAGGATGACGGCAGAAAACTCTTTGACAGTTTCCGGTTCATCGGGGTTATCGCCGGGAATCTCAAACATGATTCCGCCTCCGGAGGGGATTTTTACACGCTCAAAAGTAGCGGAAAGACCGTCCATTTCCTCGCTCATAACATTAGCAAGATCGAAATCCTGCAAAGCAAGATATCCAGAATTTTCAATGTTCATCAGTTCATTGTTCTTGTTCATAATTCATATTTCCTTTCATTTCGTAGATTTGCGAACGGACACAGAAGTCTGCTCATAGACGTTTACAAGTCCGCTTAGCCATTCTGGAATTCTGTCCTGATTTTCTGAAATCTGCTCCTTGACAAAAGCGGACAGGCTGTTGGCATTTACAGTTTCATAAACAAGCTCGCCGAATCCGTTCTCTTTCAAAGCAGAATACAGCTCATCTTTGTGTCCTGCAACTGCGGACGCACGAGTTTTAGTTGTAAGCGAAAACATTGTGCCTGCACGGGTGAAATTCTGTATTTCCGTTTCTGCCATAAGCTGAACCAGTGCATATTCTGTCTTGTCAATTTCAACATTGATATCCTTGACACGCTGTTCTGCATCCTTTTTCTCCTCACGAAGCTGTTTTAACTGTTCCGCAAGTTCATACATATTTAGTTCCATTTTAGTCCTCCTTTTCCTGAAACGGATCAATTCCGTTACGGTAATCGTCAACCAGTGTTCTCGCTAAATCTACCTTATCACGAAGAGAACGCAGGATTTTTGCATCGACTGTATTCTTTGCGATAAGATAGATATACAGGCAATTTTCAGTTTGAGAAACTCGATGAATTCTTGCCTTTGCCTGTTCAAAATTAGACATGGAATAGTCCAAACTGTAGAATACCATTGTTGAAGCTGCTGTCAGTGTAATGCCAAGTCCTGCCGCTGCGATCTGCCCTACAAAAACACGGCAGTCTGCATCTTCCTGAAATTTTCTGATTTCCTCTGCTCTGTCAGAAACACCTCCACGCACAGAAGCATATCCGATATTTTTCTTTTTCAGAAGTTTCTGGATATCGTTCAGTTCCGGTACAAATCTTGCCATGATGACCAGCTTTTTATCTTCGGCAAGCATAGTATCGAGAATATCGGAAAGTGCATCCAATTTTGCCGTACTGACAGAAGTTGTATCTCCCTCGTCATCGGTTAAGTGACCGCCTGTCATCTGCGATAAGCGGAGCATTTTAGTAAGCACATTTACTGCTGAAACCTCAGAATCTACAAGCTCTGCAAAGCTTTCTTTTTCAAGCTGTTTGTATAATTTCATTGCTTTTGGTTCAAGTTCAACGGTGCGGATTTCTTCTGTAATTTTGGGTAAATCAAGGCATTCTGCTTTTGTCACACGAAAAGCGATAGAATGCAGTTTTCGAAGAAAATCATTCATCATTTGTTTTTTGAAAACAGGAATGTGATTTCCGTAACCGCACATATCAAAATATCTGTTGCGGAACACATAGAAACTTGTCCCGAAAATTCCGCTGTTCAAAAAGCGATACTGGGAAAACACGTCGATTTCTTTATTGGTGATGAGTGTTCCGGTCAGAAGCAGTTTGTACCTTGCTTTATCACCTAAATGGTGCATTGCCTTGGATTGAGATGTGCGGTTTTCTTTGATTTTATGTGCTTCATCACATATGATAAGGTCAGCGTCAAAGCTAAGAAATTCTTTTTCCAGCCTCCATGCAGATTCATAGTTGACTACTGCTATTTGCAGAGCCTTTCCATGCAGTTTTGAAAGCTGTTCTTTCTTTTGAGAACTGCTGCCTCTCAGAACTGTCAGCTGATATGGAAAGTCTGCAAAACGTGCAAATTCCTGCTCCCACACACCAAGGATTGATAGAGGCGCCGTGATAAGAATTTTTTTGATATGTCGATACTCATGCAGAATTCCCGCTATTGCAATACTGGTGATGGTCTTGCCGCAGCCCATTTCCATGAGCAGTGCGACTCCGTTACTATGTACTTCTGATGGCAAGATTCTGAAGCGTTCGCAGGCGAATTGGCAGGCGTTTTGTTGATGCTGATACAGATTTGCTTTGATTGGGATTTTTAGGATTTCTTTCATTTCATCTTCCTTTTTGATTATGTATTTTCTACTGGACAATAACAAGAAGCATATGTCTTTAACATCTCTGTTAAAATCTTTTTTTCATATTCATTAGAATGTTGCATCACACTTTTTATCACATCTGCTTCTTCCTTTGTGAAAATATTACTGTGGAGATGATAGCCGTCAAACAGTTGAATACCTCCACCGTTTCCGCTGATGCAGACAAGGGGTACAACAGTGATGAGTGCCTGAATATCACGCTGGACTGTTCGTGTCGAAACATTTAATGATTCTGCAAGTTCTGCAACATTACTTTTCCTCTTTGCATTCATTATTCGTAAAATTTCCAGACGTCTTTCAATCACATTCAT